GATTTTTGCCATTAGATTTGAGCCCTCTTGTGTGAAGGGTAAAGCTCTAGGCTCGTTTGGTCGTAATCTACGTTGTATATGCTCATTACTCAGCCGTATAAGTTATACTGTCTGCAAATGTCTGACCGCTGGTTGTTTCTTCTACAATGTAACCGGCGGACGTTTGCCACATCCGACTAACCACTGTAGCACTTGCAAAAACAGTCGTATCCTTGCGCGCTTTCACTTCGTTTACTACCACGTCCTTCACTCCCTGCACATTCTGTATTGCATCCTGAAGCGCGGAGTTCATGAAAATACCGTTGAATCCAAGGTCTGCAAGGTAGTTATTGATCGCTGCCTCTACATCCGTTTGAATTGAATCTACGAATTGACCGTCGTAGTAGATATCAGCATCCACATACAATTTATCTGAAGCCTCGGATAATACCGTAACCTTTGGACCGGCTGGCATAATTACTTCCAGGTAATCAGTAAGGGCCGTTAGTTCCGGAGCGCTTAGCGGTACCGGCGGATCGGATTTAGCAACCTTTATAGTCACCCGACCGTTTCCGAGTGTCACCACAGCGGCACGGGTAATAATCCTAAGTGTTGTATCGACCGTTTCGTACGCTGGTATCAAGTCGGCAGATAATTGGATATATTGAGCGGTTGTTGCGTCGTACTGGAATTCCAAAACCTTCGAGTAAACCCACGCGTCAGTACCTGGAACCCCGTTGTCTATAATCAGGTCGATAGCATCTTGGTAATCGTCCAATAGCTGCTCGAACAAATTAATATTTGTAGCTATGGTGTCAGCTTCAAGATTATACAGCCCAACCCTAGATCCACCTTCCTCAGAAAACAGAATAGTAGCAGTTTCAGGATAAGTATTTTTCTTAACCCGTATCGCTTCCTTTATTGTTGCTATGCTACGCGCCATCTCCGGTTCTTATAGTGTCGTTGTCAATATCTAATGTAGTATTCAGTTCCAATGTGTGTGGCGCTGCCTTTGTGATCGTATTCCGTTTGAAATACAAACTATTGTCTGTCCACTCACACGCATAGTCAAACTGGTACACGTACACATTGCTGTGATTGGTATCAGGTCTTTGCGCAAGGTATTGCAATGGTGTTGCGCTTGCTGGTTGCCACTGTTCTAGAGCTTCGTTTACCAGCGCTATAAGGTCGAATATCTCCAGTGCTGTAAGGGTGTAATCCTCAATTCCTATGTAGATCCTAGGTTCTACATGTAGCCTCTTTGCCCCACCGCCAGAAGACGTGCGCGGGTTATCTCCGGGGAATTCAATAAATACACACGGATAAGGAAACGCCTGTTCAAAGTTTCGCTCTGGGTCGTCGTTATTCGACTTATTGAATTGATCATTGAACAAATCAATCCACTTAATACTTGGGACCTCAGCCTCTAAGCGTTCCTTTATCTCTAGGTATAGTTGCTTCATATTCTACCGCTTTTATACACATAATACCTGTGTAATTGCCATCCAACCAGTACCCCAATCCCGTATAGTATCATATTCCTAGCGCTCTATTTATTTTCTTCCTCAATAGCATAATAGTCTTTTTGTCCAGTTCGGTAGACTGACCCATAAAACGCCGCTTTGGCATCTTAAACGGATGCTTTCCCCAAGCTAAACCATTGCCCCCATAGTTGTGAATAACAGCATACGGAGCCTGTGAAATAACCTGAGCCATAGGCCATCGCGCAGACTTAAGTATTATCGAGTTCCGAAGGTTACCGGTTTTGATCAGTATTCCCCGTGTTGAATCCCGTTTGTTTTTCTCGACCTTCCGAGGTTGCCACGCTTCACCGTCGAATCCTTGTTGTCTGAAATTCGCTTTGAACTCAGTCACCGCAAGGTTACCAACAAGCGAAGGAAGAACAGTTTTCAACCGGTTCCACTCGTTTATTTTCTTGCGTATTGACTTTGTCCCAGCGTCATTTTTCATAACTCTTTTAAGAAATCAGCTCCCGAAGTTAGTTTTTTACCACTCTTAACCTCAATGAGCGCGGCTTTTAGTTCTTTCAGTAGTTTCTTTTTCATATTGGCAACCCAAAGTTTTTCATTGCAAACTCTTTATCCTTCACATCAAAATACGGATGTTTCGGGCTGAATATTGTTTCATCCTTACCCGGATTATAAAGGAAGTCGTCCGGTACGTCATCGGGCTGTTTAAAGCCTTGCATGTTCGTACTTTCTGCCTCCTCGTGGCTGATCGTAGTACAACGACAATTCCAACCGTTAGGAGGGTAGTAATTATTCCAGAAACGATCAGTCCAAAGCCGCGTAATTCCATCCAATGCCGCGTGTTCAGGCCTTACATTCCCATCGCCAGCGGTCTGATACTCTCCGTACTTGTTCGTTTCCTTGTCTCGCTGTATAACTTCCCAATTTCTGGCGGTTCTTGCTGCGTTTCGGGCCGTGTTGTACTCGGTCAACATCCAAGTTTCATTATACTGCTTGAATATTGCTGAGGCCTTAGCCTTAAATTCCGCGTATGTCCCACCTTTCAGCTTTGACATTTCAACAACCTGTTGATATACCTTAGCAGCAGCGAAGTGACGAACCGAGTACTTCAATTCGTCGTACAGTTGGTTACTACCTTCGAAGGATCCGAAGCCTTCATTCAAAGAACGAACCAGCGAACTGGCAATTTCATTGTATAGCTCAGCGGGCAAGTTTTCCGGTGTATAAATTCCGGAGTGTATCCCCTGTAATATTATTTCTTCAATGTCCGAGGTTACGAAACTAACATTTTGGTAGTTGTGTTTTCCCCCGCATGCTTTACATTCAAACGAGTAGCTACTGATAGTATTTTCGTAGCTTGTTTTGGACTTTTTTGCGCCGCTATCCTCCGGAGCGTCTTCGGTCATTTCTTCAATCTCCTTCCAATGAGTTCGTTCTGTGTTCTTGCCGAATTAAACTGTTTGTGATTAGATTTCTTAACCGGTTTCTTAATGAACTGATAAAGGATGATAAGTGCTGAGATAATCACTATTCCGATAATGATTTTAGCAATTAGTGGAAGTTCTTCGTTCATGGTTGTAAAAATATTTGTGATTCGTTTTCATCAAACTTTAATGATTCCAGGTAAAGCTTACCGGACGTTTTAGATACTTGCTCCGCATAATCTTCAGCAACCTGATAACGGTCACGGGAATGAAATTCAGAAGGTGTGTTCGGGTTGGCAGTGAAAATGAAGTACAATAATGCTATGATAAGGAAAAGCACATAGCACATTACTGCAATCACAAAAGCGTAAGAAATGATTTCGATAAGTGTTGTCATGCTAAATAACCCCCTTGATTAGTCCGTAACCGCCTTTTGGTGCAAACGTATCCGACCAGCGTCCTTTATACCTTTTGTCCCACCTTAAGAAAGACTGAAAAATTCGATTCTGATGCTGTTGTTTAAGGTGTTTAATCCTGTTTTCGATCTTTGCATGGCGATGATGCTTAACAGCACCATAAGGCCGGTTGTGCTCAGGAATATTGGCATTACAGGTCATACCGAACAATAACAATGTCCAAACTGCTACTGCAAAAAGGATGAATTTGATTTTTGATTTCATATCGTTTAGTGGCCCGTCATCCCGATAGCGAAGGGGTTAGTGTTCACCGCCAAATCCCCGATAAACGAATCTATCGGGGCGGCTCCGCTCAGAACTTGCGGAAACTAAGCGGTCAATAAAATTTAGCAATAAAACAAGGCTGAAATTTATTATTAAATGTTTTGTAGATATTTCCACAAATTTCAGTACCGGCAGCATCGGTTACTTCTATTTGGCAAACTAAATTAACACAGTCTGAAGCTGGAGTAAATTTTACACAACCATCGTTTAAACCTAAATCTAAATGATCTTCAATAATTGCATTTTTAAGCCTAAAATAAGCTTTTTCAGCACCTCCGACCTTTATTGTTTCAGTATCTAAATTCCCGAAGTAATCAGGATATTTAGTCTGCAACTCTTTTAATATTTTATTCCTATCAGCAGCAGAAGTATTTGCATTTTTTAATGCGCCATAAAGCAATTCAAGTCTAGTTAATTCCGATTGAGCAGCACCAATACCCTCTAATCTAACTTTATTAAATGCTTCTTGTGCTAATTTAGCTTTATTTATAGCCTCTGTTGTTTTAAATATGCCACTAATAAAACCAATAATTTCTTTACCATACATTGTAAATAAAGTCAATCCTACCACTAAAGCAGTCTGCCAACTAAAAATTGCACCTGCAAATTGTTTCCAGATTGGAACACCTTCTTTACCTTCTGCTTTTAATGCTGCCAATTCCAACTTAGCACGCTTAACTTCATCGGTAACCATTGGAATGTTATTCGATATTGCAGCAGCAAACACATTAACCCCATAGGCTAATGATGGTAATTCCCTTCCGACTTGCATGATCGAAAAGTTCAGACCATTGAATCCTGATTTATAGTTTCCTACATTTCGCTGATTCCTTCCCATCGTTGCGTCAAGTTGCTTTAGCTGTGCATCCTGAGCCTGAATAGTCTTTATTAATTCACCGCCAACAGCTTCATTTTCCCTTTGAGCCTGAGAAAGTTTTTTATATGAAATAATATTGCTATTCATTGAAGCATTAATTTGCTCGTATGAACCTTCAACTTGTTTAGCAATAGTTGCTTGCCGTTTCATTTCGGCAGTTTGTTCCTGAGTAGCTTTATTATTGGCAATTATAGCCTTTGTACGCTCATCCATTAAATCCTTTAACCGCTGCTCACTTAATGCTAATTTTTTACCAATACGATCTAATTCAGTTGCATTATCAGCCGTTTCTTTCGTTGCCTTTGAAAGTTCACCAATTCCGGAAATCGGTTTAACCTTTGATGATATTTCAATGATTCGCATGATATTGTCACCAACTATTCTAAGTTCATCGGATAACTGTCCTAAGTCAGCCTCGACTATTTCAGTCTTTTTTATTCCCCCTGCCATCTGACATTCGTTTTAAAGTGTTTAATATTCCACACCACTCGATCAGTAAAATATCACTAGGTATGTGATATCCTAATGTTTTTGATGCTATTGCAATAAGATCATAAAAATCATTCTTTGCCGTTTCATTGTTTTGCTTTTCCTTATTAGCTTTTAAAAACCTATATTTCATGCGTTTCTGCTTGATCTGGCTAACTATCTGCTCAAAGCTACCTGATATACCTATTTTGCTCAATGCTTCGGTATAATCGGCTATTTTAACCCCGTACTTATTCTCAAAGTCAATAATCAAAGAACAGCAATCAATGATCATCATTTCCCTATCTTGACTATCTTCAAATATTCTTTCAGAAAGAAACGATTTGAATTTACCTTCGTCAGTCGATTGGTAATATTGTTCCTGAATTGTTATCCACTTTTCGGCTATATTTTCGCTTTGTTCCGGTGATATTTTCAACTGATGTAACGATTTCTTCATTACTAACAGTGTCAAGTCCTGACTGCTCATTATCTGGTAAAATACTGACGCTCTCAGGTTGCTGAAATTGTATAACTTCAACGACTTGCAATTTTCGCCCTCCGTTTGCTGCTTCATAATCGTAGTATTTAGTTTTTCCATCGTAACCTATTCGATAATAAATCTGAATGTCAATCTGTTTAGTAATTGATTCAGCATTTGCCAATTTACGAACATAGTCATAATCTAGCTTTTTTTTGTCTGAACATCCGCATGCCATAATATTTAGTATTAAATGTTTAAATATTCTTTTATTCGTCTTGAAAATACAGGTTTAAAAGCTCGTTTATCGGCAGAAGTCAAACGATTAAAGTCTAATTTTACCGGAACACC